TCGGATGCTGTGTTGACGAAGATCCGGGAAGCATGCTGATGGTTTATCCAACAGATGAACTGGCCAGATCAATAAGCAAGAACAGGATAGAACCGATGATCAGGAGCTGTCCTGCCCTTGAGTCCAAGTGGAATCCAACCACATCAGAAACGCTTGAAGTCCAATTTTCGGGTATGTATCTGGCACTGGTAGGGGCGAACAGTCCGTCCAAGCTTGCAAGCCGACCTGTCAAATATCTTTTGTTTGATGAAGTCGACAAGTTCCCTGTAAGGTCGGGAAAGGATTCTTCCCCAATAGAACTTGCAAGTGAACGAACAAAAACCTTTTCGCACAGGAAAGAGGTTCTGGCCTCCACACCCACATATTCAGAGGGAGTTATCTGGCAGGAATTTTTAAACAGCCAGGTAAGCAAACGGTATTTTGTGCCCTGCCCCCACTGTGGAACGATGCAGCAGCTCGAACTTAAGAACATTAAATGGCCGGAAGAACTTAACAGCGATTCCCATAAACATGAGAGGGATGCCCGCGTCCTTCTTGAGAGCTGGTATGAATGCCCTGTGTGTCATGAACAGATACATGACATTGAGAAGCTTCAGATGCTGAACCGCGGGGAATGGCGTCCGGTCAGGACGGAAAGAGATTCCTCAAATAAAAATATATGGGTCGAAGAAAAAGACCCAAGATCTAAACCGGAAAGCATAGCCTATAACCTCAACTCAATATATTCGCCCTGGGTGACATTCGGGCAAGTGGCGCAGAAATTTCTGCGCTCGAAGGATGATCCCATCTCTTTTATGAATTTTATGAACGGCTGGCTTGCTCTTCCGTGGGAACCTTCCGCGGCCACTATGAACAGTAACGCAGTAATGAAGCTTCAACGTTCTTATGAAAGAATGACAGTTCCCAAAGAGGCAGAGATCCTTACATGTGGGATAGATGTCCAGCTTGATCATTTCTGGTATGAGGTCAGGGCATGGGGGCCGAAGATAACCTCATGGCTGGTCGATTATGGCCGTCTTGAAACATGGGGTGAGGTTGAAAGGATACTGGATAAACCCTGGAGGACAGAACAGGGAGAAGAGATACTGCTGCAGCTTGCATTTTTGGATTCAGGATTCAGGACCGATGAAGTTTATGAATTTTGCGCGACTCATCCGGGAGTGGCATTTCCAACGAAAGGATCCAGTCAGGCCGTTACAAGATCTCCATTGCAGGAAAGCCAGGTTGAAAAAGCTGAATGGGGCGGACTTAAGCTTTTTATAGTCGATACAAATTATTACAAGAACTTTATCTCGGGGCGTATACATCCAAGCGATGAGATGCTTCCCAGATGGTTTGTTTATGAGGGGATACACCGTGAGTATGCCGAGCAGATCTGCTCTGAGCATAGAGTCAAGGAGATAGACGGAAAAGGAAGGGTAAAAGAGGTTTGGAAACCGGTTACTGAACACACTCCCAACCACCTTCTTGACTGTTCAGTACTGGCAACTGCCGCTGCAGAACGGATGGGAGTCAGATATTTGATGCCTCCAAATGAAAATCAATAATTGTTTGAAGGGAGGAATAAGCATGACAGAAGAAGAAATCAGGGCTGAACTGGCAGAAGTGAACGCAGCGATCCGCGCGATCAGAAACGGAGCTCAGGAATATTCAATGATGAATCGTTCTGTTAGGAAGGCAGATTATTCTATCTTGCTCAAGGAAAGAAAAGACCTTGAACATCAACTGGCTTCTGTCACAGGAACAAGTCTTTCTTTCGGGGGATGGGTTGGCAGATGAATTACCTGGATAAAATAATCAACTACGTAAGCCCGAAATCTGCGTATGAACGCATGGTCTATAGAAAAGAGCTTGAGAGAAATTACACAGCTGCGAGAACAGACAGATACGGACAGTGGCATCCAAGAAACCAGCCGGCAGAACTGACTGATGCACCTTATAGGAACCTGATAAAGGCAAGGGCGAGGGACCTTGAACGCAACAACGGAATAGTCCAGGGGGCGGTAGGAATAATCCTGCGAAACGTCGTAGGCCTTGGGATTAAGCCGCAGGCGGTGTGTGTGAGCAATAACGGGACAGAGTTATGGAAAATCAATGACAGGATAGAAGAACTGTGGGCTGAATGGATCAGCAAGGAAAACTGCGATGCATCGCGCAGTCTTAATTTTTATCAGATGCAGGGGATGTTCCTAAGGCGAAAGATCGTGGACGGGGACAGCCTTGTGATCATGGGATACAGTCCCAATATTAATTCAGATTTCCCTCTGCTCCTACAGCTGATTGAAAGCGATCTGCTGGCAGAAGATCTGATACAGCATGAAGGACGGTATGTTTATGGCGGGGTCGAGGTTGATGATTACATGGCGGCAGTAGCTTACCATTTGCGGTTTGACCCCAGAAATATCGGCCAGATCACCAGGACAGAGGCGTCCCGCGTAATTCATGGATTTTTGAAGCTGAGGGCTCCACAGACAAGAGGAGTTTCAGCGCTTGCGGGGATTATGGAAAATGTACGTGATTGCGGAGAGTTTATTGAATCGGAGCTTAAAGCCGCCAGGATGGCAAGTGCACTGACAGGCGTTGTTTCCTCAGAACATCCCGGAAACACGATAGGGCGTCAGATGACAACCCCAACGGGTCAGAAGATAACCGAGATTGAAATAGGAACAATGTTAAGTCTGGCTCCCGGGGAGAGGGCAGAATTTGTTACCCCAGGCAGGCCAAATGGTGCTGCTGCTCCTTTTGTTTCTGCCATACTGAGATTTATCGGCATGGGACTTGGGCTGTCATATGAGGCATTGTCCAGGGATCTCAGCCAGGTAAATTATTCATCCGCCCGCGAAGGAAGGCTGCAGGATATCAAGACTTATGAAATGATGCAGCAGGATCTGATCGATAACTTCTGCCAGCCCATATACAGGCAATGGCTGGACTCAATGGTGCTGAACGGCAAGATCAATATCCCAGGATACTGGACCAACAAAAAGAAATATCAGAAATGCAAATGGATCAAACCGGGCTGGAAGTGGGTTGACCCTCTTAAAGAAGCTAAGGGTATAGAAACTCAGCTGGCATTAAACATGGTTACGCTGCAGGATGCCTGCGGTCAAATGGGATATGACTGGCAGGAGGTTGTTGAGCAAAGAGCCAGAGAAGAGGCCTATATACAAGAAGTCAGGGCGCTGAACAAAATCCAGACAGATGGAGGTGAGAACAATTCCGCACAACAGAGCTGAAAGAGAACGATTAAGGGCTGAACAGGACCAGAGGTACGGCCCCGGATACATCCATACAAGGGAAGCACGGGTAACAATAGCTCCGCGGGACAACAGGTCCGTGGAGCTTTCGTTTTCATCGGAGGAGCCTGTACGCCGTTATGACTGGTGGGAGGACCAGTACTACAACGAAATTCTTTCGCATACAGACTCCGTGGATCTGACAAGGATTCTGGAGATAGGGGTTTTGCTTTGGAACCACGATCCGGATCATCCGATAGGCAGAATTGAAAATGCCTGGATAGATGAAACGGACAAGAAGGGCAAGGCAATTGCAGTATTCGACTCGGATGAGGAAGCCGAGAAGCTGTATCAGAAGGTCTTATCCGGGACGCTTAGAGGGATATCTGTCGGGTACCGTGTGTCCAGCTGGGAAAAAATTAAAGAAGGAGTGACGGTAGGTGACGTAGACGGGCCTGCGATGGTGGCACGTGAATGGATGCCATATGAAATCTCATTGGTTAGCGTTCCTGCTGATATGACAGTAGGAATCGGACGCAACATAAATATTGACAAGAGGAGTGATGAAGGTATGAGTTTTCTTGAGAGGATGCAGGAACTTGCGGTCAGGATCCGCAAAGAAAAAGGGACTCTGACACAGTACATGAAAGAAGCGAAGGAGATCCTTCGTGAGGCAGCAGGCGCTGACGACTATGACCAGGTCGTTGATGCGATGGAAAGAAGTCTGGAGGAATTTGCGGTTCAGGCTCCTGCAGTTGCAGCCACGTCCACCGCAACTCAGCAGTCAGACGACGCGGCCAGAACCGCGGCAGCCCCTGAACGAG